TGACAATATAATTCTCTTAAATTCGTTAAATGTTCAATTCCTTCTAAACTAGTTAATTGATTATTAGAACAATGTAATAATTCTAAATTCGTTAAATGTTCAATTCCATCTAAACTAGTTAATTCATTATTAGAACAATATAATTCTCTTAAATTCGTTAAATGTTCAATGCCTTCTAAACTAGTTAACCGATTATGATAACAAGATAAATCAATTATTTGATCTAATGGTTTATTTTGTTTTTTAGCTAACCATATTATCGGAGTATCATAGTCATCCCAATCCTCCTCGCCGTATGGATCAATATCCGATCTATTTAATTGTTCAAATAATCTAAAACTCATTAAATTGTTCATTTTCATATATTATTATAAAATCGTTTCAATTTTAGCGTATCTATCTTATAATATATATTAATTCACGATATTGATTTTTACGAAAATGATCGGTTATCTTTCTTTTTTACAAGAAATTCAATACATATTTATATGGAGTTAAAGTACCAAAATCAATCAATCAAATAGAGTATCTATTTTTAGTCATTAAAGAATTCTTTTTCATCTTCTTCAAATTCACCATCAATTCGATTGAATAAAATTCCAACATCTGGTCCTTCTTCAATATTTTCTTCAATCTTTGATTGTTTTAATTTAAAGTCAAATAATGATCCAAGCACTCCCAATCTTTTATTAATCATTGGTAAATCTAGGGCTTTTAAAAAACTATTACAAATAGTCAACACGGTCTTATCGAATTGTGCGTCATAATCAAATATAACTTTTTCTTTATCTGTTATTTCTATTGGATGCATGCCTCTGATATATCCGAACACATTATTTTTATCATGTTTACAATAATAGTATTTTATCTTACCCGACCGTATCATATCATATTTGGTTTTAAATTCTGAATTTTTGTTCAATAAATAATTATATAAACCAGCAGCTTTTATAGAAAAATGAGCACCTAAAACGGCTTCTAAATTAGTCGTGTCATTGACTATTTTATCTGGATAATTCGAACAATTGGTTTGACTTGATATGTTATCGACATCTTCTAAATCAAATTCTTTTCTAATTTGTTTAACAATTTTTAATATGTCTTTAATATTAAGATTATCAGCATTTGAGAACAAATATTTTATGAATTCCCAAATGCCTCCTTTTTGATCTTTTCCTCTCACAAAAGGAGGAGTTTCACTTCTAACAATCTTAATTCCAGTCGGTGAAAAATAAGATAATGGTTCAAAGAAAATACCATCTTCATAAACTATATTTTTAAGATAATTCTTTTTCTCGAAGAAAAGAATAGAATTACTTATAGTTTCTAGTTCGAAATCTTGTTTATTTTCAACTCCAAATCTTTTTGAATACTCGTCCAGGAATTTATGGTGAAGTTTCTTCATAATTACTTTATCAAAATGTAATATAAATTCTAATTCGTCTTCTTTATAATTACATGATTCTATTAATGGTTTATAAGACATATAATAAGAATTATGTACAAGTATATCATTAGATATAAAAGTATGACTTTCATCGTCCATTTCTATATCATAAACATATTCATTTTCAAACGAACCAATTTGTTCGCATGAATCTATTTCGTCAAAGTAATATTCCATCTATTATATTTTTTATTTTATTATTTTCTTTATATGAAATTTCGACATAATTAATATTATTTTCAATGCAAAATTTCTTTTTTATTTCGTCATTGTTTTTAATATAAAAAAGAGTTTCTTCACCACCAAACCATTTTATAGGTTCGTAGTGTTGTTTGCCGTTATATTCTATAACTAGATTATATTCTGGAAGAAAAAAATCAAAAGGTAAATAATTTATATTTTTACATTTTTCAAAAATTTTTTGTCTATTAAAAATAACATTTTTTGATTTCAAAAGTTCACTTATTTTATTCTCCATTATACTTTTTTTACAAGATGGACATCCTTGACCAAGTAAATGAAAATTAGGAATTTGTTGAAATTCACCGTGTTTTGGACATATTATTATAACCTTGGTATAATTATTAATATATTGAACTTTATTATAATCATAATAGAAATCATGTATAATATTTGACCTTCTGATAAAATCAAATAAATTAAGTTTACTGTCATTTATTTTACATTCTCTACATCCTTGACCAGACAAATGATTTCTTGGCGTTTGTTCAAAAACGCCATGTAATTTACATATTATTTTAACTTTAGTTTTAGAGTCTATATAATCAACTAAAGAATAATCATATTTATCACCGTGTATTAATTTAGATTCTTTAATAAATTCATCGTTGGTTTTTTTACTTTTTTCACCCATGCATTTTACACAACCGTGTCCTTTTGTATGATTATATGCCTGCTGATAAAAACTACCATGAGTTGGACAAATTATTTTTACTTTATCTATAGAACTTTTATATTCAACCAATGAATAATCGTATTTATCACCGTGTATTAATTTTGATTTTTTAATGAAATCATCCTTGTTTTTTTTTAAAGATCCACCACAGAATGGACATCCCCTACCACGAAGATGAGATACTGGTTTTTGTTCGAAAATACCATGAATATGACATATTATTTTAACTCTAGTTTTAGAGTTTATATAATCAACTAAAGAATAATCATATTTATTCTTATGAATATTATCCGCTATTTTTATAAATTTTTCAGTATTATACATTATATATCCTCCAAAACTACATATTAATATTTTATAACTAATATTTTATCTGTTTTTAGAATATCACAAGGTTTTACTTCTATTTTTTCACCGTTTCTAAAAACTATCATCGAATGATCATTTGTAACAATTATTTCTTTACCAGATTTTGTTTTTAATTTCCATTTAGGTTTAGTCACCTCATGTCTTATAATTCTTTTAACTGGCGCATAATATAATCCATTTTCTTCTGTCCAATTTAAAACCTTTTCTTTAGTATGGACACTATTATGACCCATTAAAGTATTTCCAGCACTACCATTTATTATGTTTCTGTTATAAAAATCTTCAATACTTGATATTTTATCGTTTGTGACTACGATTGAACTAGAATCAACTGAATCCGTATCACAGTACATAGAAATTGGATTATTGCCCTTGTAAAAAGTGGCATTAGTTTCTGGATCTTTTTCCCATTTTGGATTATCGTCTAATGTTTTAACACCATTAAAATCAAATATTTTATATTCGTATAATAATTCGAAATCATTAACATTCCCTTCTATTTTTTTTAACTTATCTAATTTTATTTTTCTAGATAAAAGGATATCACCAAGTTCACCATTATTAAAAAAAGGATAAGGTCTATCTATATTTTTATATTCTTTATTTAAAAAATAGTATTTATTGTCTTTAGTGGCAATATATTCAATACCGAGAAGTTTTTGCATTTCAACATCTTTTGCCCAATCGTTATAAAAATAATCTTCTGTACGTATTACCATGTATCTAATGAGATCTCTTCCCATTGCTGTAATAGCATTAGCAATTTTAGCATTCGATAAAACAAAATATTTATTCGCAAACGCTCCATATGTCGCATTCAGTACAGTTTTGAGCGCCAATTGTAAAGCTTTGTTATATGAATATAATGCAGATTTCTCTGATATTTTATATTTGAGATCTATTATGTTTTTTAATTTGACTATTTGTTTCTTAGAATATTCTAGTTCTGGTTTTAATTCGACCGCTTTATTATAAAGTCCTAGTGCTTGATCATATTCTTTACTTTTACAACATTGATCTGCTCTTTTTATAGTATCGTTATATGTTCTATTGATTAAAGCGATATCTGACATTAAATAAGAATTTTTATCTATTATAACTATTTAATTTTAATTTGTTTTAAAAACATATTTAATTGAACCGCTATCGTATATTCTATAGATTTTGCGTTTTAACATTATTTCGTGTTCAGTTTCATTAATATCGTATCCATCTTTTACTAGTTTATCTTTTCTGAAATTAAATCTGTGATATCTTATACCGTCAATAACATAATAATAATTCGGTTGAGTTTTATGAATCATAGTAAATCCCAATTTTTCGTATAAAATTCCCTGGCTCCAAGATCTATCTGCATAACTTATTATTTCTTTGGGTACGTATTTTTTAATGAAATATTTAAATAATTTACTAGCGCCACCTATAACTGTTGTGTTTAATTCATTACAAAATCTAATCATTTCATAGGAACCATCAATCGACTTTTGACCCATTGATTTTCTTAATTTCCCAAACGTCATTAAAGAAACCAATTTATTTTCATAAAGCAGTCCTATTTTTATTTTAGATGAAATATATCCCTGTAAATGATTTTTTTCCAAAAAATCTCTAGATTTTTTATTATCCGAAATATCTATTATTTCACATTTTCTAGCGTATATTTTTTTTGATTTTCCTAGTAAATTTAATATTCTTGATTTAACGATTTCTTGTTTATAAATCCATTCATCTTGATATATGTGTATTAACTTAATTTTATCTTTTTCGGCTAAATTTGTTTTTTCTAAATGATAATTTTTATTTTTATATAACTCATTATGCCAATAAGTGCCATTAAATTCAAATCCTATATTTAGTTCCGGTAAATAAATATCAATTTCTTTTCCTATTTTTTTATCGTTTGTCAAAATAACACCATTATAATGATTTTTTATAAATTCTTTTAGCATTATTTCTTGTCCACTTTGGGAATGAGATCCCACAGGATTACAACATGTACATATAACAGTTTCTTTATTTTTTCTTTTTCTGTTTTTTAGAGTTTCTGAATCAATTTTAAATTGATGACCTTTATCGCAAATCATAATATAATTATAATTATCGTCTATATCTATAACACCATCACATTTTAATTTTTTTAATAAATTTTTTTTATAAATATTGTCTCTTTTTTCTTTATATTTTTCTTTGAAATTATTAGTAGATAGAAAAAATTCAACTCCATATTTTTCTAAACATGTTTTTTTATGTTTTTCTATATTGTTATAATTTTCACTACCATATTTATCTTTATTTATTCTTTTAACAATATTCCCATATCCTTTTAGTTTAGCGTAATTATCCACACCAAATTTTTCTAAATTGGTTATTTTCTTTTTTTCAATTGAACATTTCTTGCAAGTAAAAAAACCATAATGTGACATATTTTGGCAATATTTGGCGTACATTAAAGAATATTCTTTTTTACACCTATCACATACGACATCAATTTTTAAATGAGAAATTAATTGGTAAATCTACTGTCTTAATTATGATCTTGTTGTCATCAATAAGATATCCTAGTTTTTCATAATAAGATTTATTTCTATTTGAAATCGATACTAATGTGGTTTCATATTTTAACATAAATAATTGTATATTTTTTGAAAAATAAAGTTTAATATATAAAATAAATTTGACCACTAAAAATGACAGACATGGAAATTGAAATATACGACAGATTAAAAAACGTTGTAGATATATATAGAAAAAAGGGTATATCGTCTGTTGATATAAGAAAACATTTTTTAAGACATAAAAATTTTAAAAATCTCTTACATCTTATGCGTGATATTGAGTATACTTATAAAGATCGTAAATATCCAATTCCTTTTGATACATACGTATATGACATGCTTTTTTACAGAATTCTGATGGATAGAATTTATTATGAAAAAGATAATCCTGTTGAAGAAAAAATATTACATAATTTTAAAAATTTTGAAAAAAGTAATGAAACAGTCAAACCTAAAAAATTGACCACAATGAGAGACAAAATAGAAGCTGAAAATCTTAGAATAGAAACAATATCAACTAGTGATTTGAGATATATTGTAGCTAATTACGAACATAAAGCTAGCAAAACAAAAGATGAAGATGCTAAAAAAAATTATATGGGATTAGCAAAAAAATATAAAGACGTTATAAAACAGAGAGAAAAAGAAATGTACGATGATTTTATGAAAAACGTAGATAAAGAAGGACGATGGATTTCTAAACATCATTGAATAGCAAGACTTAAAGAAATAATTAAAAAGATCAAAAAATATTTTTGATCTTTTTTATATCTTTTTATGAAACATCATAAAAATAAAAATAATTAGAATTTTTTTCAATAAAAATTGAAAAAAATGAATAAAAAAATATGATATATATTCTAAACTTTTAAATTTTTTCGGATATAATTCCGAAACATTAATAAAATTAAATGAAAGGAGAGTTGGACACATAGAAATGAAAACAAACGATGATGATGTTTGGCGTTCACAGATTGCTAATTCAATTAAGAATATGCATCAATTAAAAGATAAATTAAAATTAACAGAAAAAGAAAATATAACAAATATATCTAATCTACCGGTTAAAATAACAAATTATTATTTAGAATTAATAAAAAAATATCCAGAATTAAGAAGAACTGTAGTTCCTACTATTTATGAACAAGAAGTAAATGATATTGAATATGAGGATCCTCTAGACGAAGATGAGTATAAAAAGACTGATTGTATTATACATAAATACCAGAATCGTGTGTTATTTTTGTGTACTTCACAGTGTTCTAGTTATTGTAGATATTGTACGCGTTCTAGAATGGTTGATAAAAAAAGTTTTAAAAAAGAACAATGGGATGATGCGATTAGTTATATCAAAAATAATAAACAAATCCAAGATGTTCTTATATCAGGCGGCGATCCAATGATATTGAGTAATAAAAAATTGGATTACATTTTAGGAGAACTTAAAAAAATTGACCATGTTGGTATAATAAGAATAGGGACTAAAATGCCTGTTGTTCTTCCGAGTAGAATTAATCAATCTCTAATAGATATTTTAAAAATATATGCACCAATATATATTAATATACATTTCACGAGAAAAGAAGAATTAACTAAAGAATGTATAGAAGCGTGTAAAAAATTAAGAGATGTTGGATGTATATTGGGAAGTCAAACTGTTTTATTAAAAGGGATAAATGATGATCCTAATATCTTAAAAGAATTATTCTACGAACTTTTAAAGAATGGTATAAGACCATATTATTTATATCAAATGGATAAGATAAAAGGAGGTTCTCATTTTAGATGCGATTTGGATACTATGATAAATATCATGAAACAATTGATAGGACTGAATAGTGGATTAGCCATTCCGGAATTTATAATAGACACTGAAATAGGTAAAATTCCTCTGAGATTAGATTATGTTACTAGAAACGATGAAGGGAAATATATTTTAACTAATTTTGAAAAAAATGTTTCGATAATATATTAGGATTCTTTAATTCTATTCAATTTTTGAAAATTTCAAATTACCACTGCTCTTCACCATAAGGATCTTCTTCGTTAATAATTATCTTTGGTAATACGTCTAACACGATTTTTTCGTCTTTAAATCTTTCTAACCAATCAGATAATTCGTCTGATTGTAATTTCATATAATCATTATATGAATCTTGAATAACATTATCGAATGATTCGAATAATTTAAACTTGGTTATCATACTATTTCAAATTTTTTGAATAATTCATTTACTGGAGGAATAGTCATGAATATTTTTTTCAATAAATCTTCTAAATGTTCATATTCATAAATAGAATTGATATTTAATAATTTAAGAAGTTTATCATCTGGTGTAAGAACATATTTTCCGTATTTATTAAACCAAAATACCATTTGATAAATAATATCTTCAATATTTATTGATAGAAGTATAGCCACTCCATCTTTAATTTTTCCTACATAATCAACAATTGATATACTAACTTCCATTTTAAGTGTTTGTATTTTTAATATATATATAATAAAAAGAAGTTCTATTTTTATTATGGTTTTAGATTTTAAAGATTTATACATAAAGTATGATGGTCATCCTAGATTTCATAGTAATATTATTGTCGAAGATGATATAGTCGAAGTAATTGTTCAGAAATTGGAAATGATTTTATTTACAAATAAAGGAGATCTATATGGCGAACCAAATATGGGATGTAATCTTGAATATTTTTTGTGGCAAACAAAAGTTCCTGTTCCTGATATTAGAAATTTAATAATGGAACAAATCAACACATATATACCGGAATTAAATGATTTGGAATACTCATTCGATATTCAACTATATGAAGGAACATATAGAGATATTTTATATCTTAATTTTATAATAAAGGGATATAATTTCGAAATTTTATTAAAATAATTTAATATATAGGGTATGAATAATATATTTGAATATAAAGAATATGTAAATGAAATGGTTATACTAAATAAACCTAGTGAATCAAAAGATCCAATAGATGGAATTAAATTCACAGAAAAAGAAATTAGAATATTGCAAAATAATGAAGCATATCCATTTGATTTGATTGATAAAACTAAAGCTGTCTGTTTAATTTCCGATTTATATAAAATTAGTATATATAAGAAAAAAAATGATGAATACTTTTCAAGAATTAGAGATATTAGAAAATCTTTCAATCCGGTTATATTTGAAACAACGACAACAAATTTGATAGATTGTTTATATATTTTGGATGATTTCATGTGGGAAAAAATTAAAATAGAAAATGAAAAATCCATTTTAGCTAAAAAGTTAGAAAAAGAAAGATTAGAAAGAGAAGCTAGAGGGGATAAAGAATATAAAAATAATCATGTTTTTCCATATAAATCTTTTAGTGGAAAATGGAATATGTAATTTCAATTTTTTAATTAAACATTTTAACTTCATTTCCATATAACATTTATGGATTTCAAAGAAATAATTAATAGGATATTTGTCAATAAAAACACTTATAAAGAAGTGTCTGATGAAGATAAAATATCATCATTTTTTATTATTAATCGTAAATTCGGAAAGCAATACCCAAAGATCGCAAAAGAATTCAATCACAAAAATGTAGATAAAGCTTCTGCGGTAGATATGTGGTTTGAACATTTTAAAAATGTACATATTATTCCACAATGGTATTGGGAAAAAAGTCAAGAAAAATTAAAAAAAACAAAAAAAAATAACTACGATAAAATTAAAAAAATATACGAAATAAAAGACTACGATATTCAATTTCTAGAAAAATATTACGAAGAAGATTTAAAAAAAGAATTAAAAAGAATAGAGAAATTAGAGATATTAGAAAAAAATGATACTTAAATTAGTTAAACATCCAGAATAAAATACGACTGCAAAATAAAATGAAACTTTATCATTGGACATACAAAAATAAAATAAAATCAATATTAAAAAACGGATTAAATACATCTGAATTAGGTATTGTTTATCTTACACCATCACCAGATAAATGGTCAAAAGGAACAGTTTGTTTAGAGGTAGAAACTGGAAATTTGAAATTAACTTGTTTTGACGATTGTAAAGAATGGGAAGTTTTATGTTGGGGAAACATACCACCTGAAAATTTGAAAATAATAAAACCTAAAAATTTGAAAATAATAATTTAAAAACCACTTTGTATGAAAAAACAACAAAGTGGTTTTTAATTTTTGTCTTTTTATTATTTTCGACCTCACTTTGTTCAATATATACTGGAAAAAAATCTTATGAAAATTTTTACAACAGATGATATCAATAACATTCTTGTTAAGTATAACAAATCTGAAAAAACTACAAGAAAAGACAAGATATGGTTTCAAAACATAGAAGGAGTTAGGAAATCTGGTATGTGTTTCAGCCTTTCACATAAAGAACTTCATGAGTATGCTAAGTGTTATAATAGTGTTCAATATTTCGCAGAAAATTATATTAAAATTATTAATGATTATGGTAAAATACGGACAATAGAATTAAGAGATTATCAAAAAGAAATTCTTGAAGAAGAATTAAATAGATTCTCTATTATTCTTAAAAGTAGACAAGTTGGTATAAACGTTACAATGTGTATATTATTCTTACATAAGATGTTGTTTGAAGATGATAAAAAAATATTAATAGTGGGTAATAAATTTCAAACGGCAAGTGAAATACTAAGTAAATTAAAAGATATTTATCTTTTATTGCCATTCTATTTAAAACAAGGAGTTTTAGTGTGGAATAAAAAATCATTGATTTTTGAAAATGGATCAAGAATAGAAACTGCTATTAGAACAAAAGAATTACAAATTGAAGACTATGATATTTTTTACATAGATGAATTTTCTAAAATTCCTCAATATATTATTGAACCTTTTTATATGAATTTGATTAACAAAATGAAAAAAGAATCTAGACTTATCATATCGTCTATTCCTAATGGATTTAATTTATTTTATGATTTAGTTCAATGTTCAGAATTACCGTTAAATCATCCAAATAAAAACTTATTTGTTACTAAAAGAATATATTGGTGGCAAGTTCAAGGTAGAATGGACACAAAAATGAATATATTAAATGATAAAATAAAACAATATGGTATAGACGAAGAAGTGATTATTAATCATTTAAAGAATCAAGGGATCGTTGTTTATGATAAATGTATAGATGGTAAAATGTGGTATTTTTTGAAATATGATTCTAATAATGAAAATAGTATGATATGGAAAATAAGACAAATGAAAATAAATAATGTTCCATTAGTAGAATTGGCTGAAATAACTAATTGGAAGGAAGAAATGATTCGATTATTAGGCAGTGAATATATATTCAGAACTGAATATGATTTATGTTTTCAATTTTAATTTTTAATATATAACCTTATGAAAATAATATCAGATACACCACCAAAAAACGCAGGATACATGAAAGTCCATACCCTACAACTACAAGGAAAAAAAAACCAAAACGTTGTAAGGGAGTATATTAATTCTAAAGACGCCGTTGCATCAGTAGTTTTTAATACTGTTAAAAATAAATATCTATTTGTCAAACAATTTCGTCCGGGTCCTAAAATGAATATAATAGAATTAGCAGCTGGAATGTTAGACCATGCTGGTTTAGATGAAGTCACTACAATAAAAATGGAAATTGAAGAAGAACTTGGATATGCAACAGATACTATAAATCAAATAGTTAAACCATATTTCACATCGCCAGGAAAAACTAATGAGAGAATATCTATTTATTTTGCGACAGTTTCAAATAAAATTGGTCAAGGAGGTGGATTAGAGAGCGAAAATGAAGAAATTGAAATAGTGGAACTCACGAAAGAAGAAATAAAGAAAACAGATTTCATTGATGGTAAAACATTATTAGCTCTATCTGTTCTTAAATTAAAATAAAAGAAATTAATTTTTATTTTTAAAAAACTTTTCTTAATTTTGCCTTTACGTTATTAATTAAAATCTTTTTGAAAAATCGGATAATATGGACATTTCAACTAAAATTGTTTTAGTTTTAATAATTGGATTATTATCTACTGCTTGTATTGATAATGTTTTTAATTGGTTACGTATACTTTATTATAATCATAAAGAAAAAAAAGAAAGATTCTATAAGTGCAATACGTACATAGTTGGATTTCCAAGTGGAGAGATAATTTTTCTTGATAGTGATAAGAGAATAGAACTATTAATAGATAAAGGTTATTTGAGGTGGTTTAATGAATATAAACGTTTTTGTTATAGTGATCATGACAAAAAAATTATTGAAAAATTATTAAAATTTTAAATATGGAAAAATATTTAACAAAGGGACATCTAGGGCATTATGGCAAATATAAAAATAATAAAAAAAATATTATTGTTATGGAAGTGAATAAACTAGTCGATGAATATAATGAAAAAATCAATAAATTTCCAACTAAAGCAGAAAATGATATTTTTCACCAAAAAATGATTAGTAAAATCAAAGAACTTTACTATACAATTGAAAAATTTAATTTTATGCATTATTAAATTTTAAAAATTAAGAATTTTAAAAATGAAAAAAGCAATAACCATTGGTGCATTAATATTAATTATATTGATATTGTTTTATATTTTCGTAAAAACTATTCAATTTTTAAGTCCATTATTGATTCTTATAGGATTAATCATTGTTTGTATAGGTGGACTTATATTTATAATTAAAAGTTTTTTATAATAATAAAAATAAAAAAATTAAAAATGAATAAAATTCTAACTTTTATATCCGATACTCATAATAAACATAAAGCTTTAAAGGATTTATTGCCAGGTGGTGATATTTTAATTCATTCTGGGGATATATCATCGAGAGGTTATGATCATGAAATCGAAAATTTTTGTAAATGGTTCAATGAAATTGACAATTACGGACTTAAAATTTTCATAGCAGGAAATCACGATTTTGGTTTTCAAGATAATTATGATAAATCTATAGAAATAGTAAAGTCTTACGAAAATATAATTTATCTTCAAGACGATCTTCATCTGATTGGAGATGATTATTCGACTTCTATAAAGATTTGGGGGTCGCCATGGCAACCCGAATTTTGTAATTGGGCATTTAATGCAAAAAGAGGTGAAGATATAAAACAACATTGGGATAAAATTCCAATGGGTGTAGATATTTTAATTACTCACGGTCCTTCTTTTGGAAAACTAGATAAAGTTATTGGAAGAAATGAAAATTTAGGATGCGAAGAGTTAGATAAAAAGATTAAAGAAATAAAGCCAAAGATTTTTATTTGTGGTCATATTCATTCTGGTCGTGGTTATTATTTTGATGGTAATACTCATTATTTTAATGCATCCATCTTAAATGAAAGATATGAATATGAATATAAACCAATAACTATTGATTGGAATATTGAAAATAATGAAATAAAATTTTTACAGTGACATGACGATGGAAAACAAAAAATCAAAAGAATTCAATAAACATACTATATTGTGTGCTGCTTTTTGTGGTGCAGGTAAAACATACATTTGTGAAAAAACTGATATTGATGCTATAGAAATAAGAATATTGGAAATATAAAGATAAAGGATTACAGAAAGAATATGTCGAAGATATCAAAAAACATTTAGGAAAAGTCGATTAGAAAGAGATAGTCCTCATGATTTTATTGGGGTATACATGAAATATTGGAATCCTTGGTTAAATGAACTAAAAGATCAATCATACTGTAAACATATTGTTTTAAAAAAAGGAGAATATTTAAAAGACGTTCTTTAATACAAAAAAAAGCGACAATATAATATTGTCGCTTTTTTTTGTATTAAATATTTTTTCTCCATATAAAATATCCGTCACGTTCGCCAACAAACATATATCCTGATATAGATGTTATTATTCTTTTTAATTCGTCTATAGTTAAAAGATTTTCAAATGAAAATTTCAAATCATCTTTATTAACAAATGAAATTGGTTTAATATCAATACCAAATATATTTAAATTATTTGGTAAATTTGAATAAAACTCTTTTAATGCTATATTAACAATATTATTCTTTATGATAACATCCAATTCGTTTTTTCCAAAAACAATAGATCTAAATTGAACGCGTCCATTACCTAGAATATCACCAGTTAAATCATTAACTTTAAAAATATGTTTTTGAGGATCATCAATATCAATATAATTTTCATACGTGTTGAAAAATATTGATAATATATTTTTATGAGCTTTTCCAGAAGGTTCAATGCCATTAACAATATCATCTATTTTTAGCCCAGGTATATTTAAACTTTCGAAAAATTTATTCCAATTTTTTACCATTTCAATTTATATTTTTTTTTATATATTATTTAAATTTTTTATTTTTAATTTTATTATCTAATTTAGAATTTGAAAACCACCACTTTTCCGCATCTGGTAATTCTTTATATACTTTTTCTACAGGTTTTCCATAATATTTTATAAGATAGTTATCAACTATATGTGGATTACCTCTAAAATCTAATATGATCAAGTATGGCACTTCATCATTTTTTAAAACTTCATTACCATCACGATCATCTAAATTTTTATCAAAACGAATACCAGTACATTTCAAAGTTTTTGGTACAGGTTTAAACTGTGGTTCTCCTGCATATTGATTCTTATATAGAACTTTTCCTCTTTCTAAAAATTGAACAACCTTACCTACAAGTTTTTCGGCTTCAACAGCATATGCTCTCCAGGCGGCCACTGATACTGGATGCCTTAGATTTCTTATCTGTCCTAATCTATCTAATCCATCTATTGTTGCTTCTTCATTGATAAAATCAATATATTTTTGCATATAATCACATTTTTTTTTTAAAATTGTCTGATAGCTCTAATATAACAACTTCCATTTTTACCTAAACTTCTCTGTTTATCTAATACAGTGTCAGTGGTGAAATAATGTAACCATGCATTATTTTCATTATCTTCTGAAGAACTCCAGTAATAATTACCATTTCTAAATCCTCCCACTATTTCGTTTTGTAAATACAATTGTTCTAATTCATCTTTTGAAGGCAAAAACCAATCAGTATATCCGTCTGTTGTTAATCCTGAACAATAATATGCTGCTGAAGATTCACCACAATTATCATACATTAAAGTAGTATTTAATTTACCGTCACCAATTGATGTGCCACTGGCAGAAATAAATACACCATAACAACCCCATTCCCATTTTTTATGTGGAAAAATAGCATCTGTTGGATGTGCAATCAATCCATGTGTGCCTTCATCCCATGTATAAAAAACTATACCTCCTTCATAATTTTCACCTATTTCCATTTTATCATTTTATATTTTTATTTCAAATTCCAACAAATCTTTATCGAACACATATACCCCTCTATTTTCTGTGTATTTTAATCCGTTTTTTGTAGTATCAAATACGAATATATGACCATTTTTACTATTAACGAATGAAAAATAATCCACATTATACCATCCAGGATTACTTATATTACGAAAGACATGTACATTATCCACTACTTCGTGATCTGTGAAGGATTTACATTGTAATGTCTTTTTAACACCATTTAATTTGAATTTAACATCAACACCTTTATGTGTATCTATTCTTTGACCTGGTTCACTTTTTATAACATCTGATATTTCACCAATATTAGAAAGATATTTCATAGTCAGACATTCTCCTTTGTTTCCTATGTATGTTGATTTTGCTATAGCACTCATTATTCTATAAAATATTGTAAGATTATCATGTGGAAAAAATATATCATAAGCATATTTTGTCATTAAATATTTCATTCTCTCTAAGTTTTCAAAATAATCATTATCAAAATTAAGCAGTACTTTTTCGTTATTATTTTTATATCCTTTGATTATGAAATAATTTAGAGTATCTACAATTTCTGCAAAACTTGTCCAATGCGTATTAACATAATTTAATAATGACCACATTGGATCTTTATCATCATGAACTTTAACGTAATATTCTCTAATTTCTTTATCTAGATTGGCGTCTTTGCTGTATTTTAATTTTTCTAATGAATATTCTGTATTTACTATCCCATAATTGCCATCGCCCAATAATTTATTCCAGTGTCCGTTTTGATATAATCTCCACATCAAATTATTAATAAAATCAGAATAATTTTGTTTAAATCTTTTAATGGTAAAAAGATTATATATTTTTCTTTTATCTGTTAATTTAAATTCCATCATTTTCTTTTTTTATATTACTTTTCCGTATAAGGATAAACATTTTGAGCGTTTGCTGCAAATCTTTTATTTCCTTCATCGAATTGTATAGAATATTTGCCATCTGGTCTAACTCCTATAAATATTCCTTTTTTATTATCATATACAGATTTATCTTTTTTGTATATTATTTTATCTCCTTCTTTAAATTTTGATTCTATTTTTTTAATTTCGGTTGTTTCACTTCCTTCTTTTTTTTTCATATATGGATTTTTCCAATTATTATCGCCGTTTGTCAAATAATTTTGTGTAGAAACCAAATGAAATGTGTCAAAATGATCTAATGCGTTTATACCTTGTTGATATTTTTTATCAGTATGAAGAGCACATATCATATTACTTCTATAACTATTTCCCTCTCTCGTTATCCATCCTTCGTTAGCTGCATACATTTGAAATAAATCTCTATCTTTGTCATATCTTGTATAAACATAATCCATAAACGTTCCATCTTCAGGAACAGCCAATCTCCAAACTAAAGCTCTACCTAGAAGTTTTTTCCCATCATCGTTCAATAAAACCAACATTTGAATGACGTCTGGATTATCAACAAACATTTGCATCTCTGGGGCTTTATTTGTTCCTCTCATACAAGAACTATTTAACATTCCTCCTCCCTGAACGTAATTAGCGCCATTATACCAGTATCGTATATCTTCGCCCGATACAAGTTTTAATTTATCTGATATTCCTTTTATACACAAATCATAAGTGGCTTTATATGCGTTGGTCAGAGATTCTACATCTTTATCCGTGAGTTTTTCATTTACTATTCTAAAAAATTTACCAATTTTCATCATTTGTCTAAATCTGGATTTGAATGGATTTTCTTTATCATCCAATCTTTTAAATTTATCTAATGGGATGTAACTGATCATTTCGTTTGTATCTGTAATATCGAAATATGATAAATTCATTAATGCAGACTTTATTTTTAAATTTAATCTATATAATATCATTGAAAGTCTATCACTCGTTATAAATAACATAATTTCTTTATTATCTAATTTTCTTTTTATATCTTCAGATTCTTCTTTTTTAATTATACTAATATTTGCTCTTGGTAGATTATAATAATTCTTATTTTTTCCTTGAACATATAATTGTTGACAGAATTTGATCATAAAATTTATTCCGAAATTATCTCTTGGTTTATTTCCGGCTATATTTACAATTTCACCGATTTGACCGTCCATATTATCTAACATGAAATTTTGAGATGATTGAGCTATTATATAATCACCAACTTTATAATCATAATTAAATGATTCTATATTATCTTTTAATAATTTTAATTCCAACTCGTTTTTCTTTAATTCTTCTTCTGTAGCACTTCTAATTTTATTTTGTGGCACCACATAACCCATAGGAACCCCTATCAAATTATTAATGTCGTATAAATTATTATCAAATCTATTTGTAAATTGAACACTATATCTATTATAGATTCCACGTGATATAACTTCCCTAATAATTCCAATATTATTTTTAAAATCGACATTATCATAACGTCCTTCTTCTACTACAATAATATCGTTCAACTGAAATGGTTGACCTATTTTATCCAATTCTTTTTTTACTTTATCTATTTTCTTTTTAAATTTCTCTATTTCTTCAGGTTCGGCATGTCTCATATTCATTTTATTTATAGTTATACCAGCTCCGTTTTTAGGAAATCCTTCATTATCACTTTTAAAATTTTTATCGGTTTTATCTAAGAATCCCACCCACCATTGATCTGGGCCTACAGGATAATAAGTAATGGCTATTTCATCGTCAATGTTAATTAATTTATTATCATATCCAATTTTAATACTACCTATACCAACTATAACATCACCGATTTTATATTTTGTATTCATCCTTATGTCCTCGTTCTTCTTATTTTCTTCGTGTTTTTTGATAATTTTTTCAAAATATATTGGATCATTAGAGGCAATATTTTTTAAAGGAATATAAAAACAATGTCCTTTTTTACCAATATCTTTAAATCCAGCGTGAAATTTTTTATTTGGTTCATCAAATTCAATAAGAAAATTACCATATTCTTTCATATCTATTATTGTTCCCGCTAAATAATCCAGATTAACACCGTCAACTTCACCGTTGGTCATTATTTTATCACCAATTTTAAGATTTTCTCTTTTAATTTCAGCAATAATATTTGATTCGGTTTTCTTTTTAAACATCCCTATTTCTTCATTAATATAATTAGTCATGAAACCATTATAATTTTTTATCATTTCGTATTCATTCTTATCATTCTTATTTTTCATGAGATTTATTTTTTTTCTTATTTAAATTCAGTTATAAACAAAACATATTTTATGCTATATATATTAAAAAATTAAAACTGTTTTTTAATGAAAGATAAATTGATTTTTAACGATAAAATAGAAATAAGAAAATCGAAGTTACATGGTTGGGGTGTTTTTGCTAAAAGCGATATAAAATCAGGCGAGATTTTAGAAGAAGATTCTTTTTTAATAATTCCGATGTCACAGAACGAATCATCTTCAATTTTTATAGATTATAGATTCAATTTTCCAAGAACAAATTCTAAATGTCAAGTAATACCATTTGGTTTTTCTTGTTTATATAATCATTCAGAAAAACCAAACGCAGCCTGGGAAACAAATGATGAAAATAATTTATTTATTTTTTCTGCGATTAGAGACATTAAAAAGGATGAAGAAATATGTATTTATTATGGGGATATTAATTATTGGAATGAAGGAAGATCTCACACAAAAATAATTTAATTTTTCGATGATATAATTTTAAATTTCCCAGTTTTCTTCACCATAAGGATCAATATCCATGTGTTTTAATCTATATTCTTCTTTTTTTTGTTTTATTCTTTTTTGTTCTTCTTCCCATTTTTCAAATTCATCACCGTCAGCTTTTTTTAAATGATCAAAGCTTATATTATATGATGATCTTGTGTGATCACCATATCCAGTATGTAATTGAACATTGAATCTATTATCAAATTTAACACAAGCTGAAACATCATCATTAATGCGTGTTATAATACCAATTTCACCTTTAAATAAAATATTGTCCATTCTTCCATTACATACTACCACATCACCAACATTAAAATAGTCTTTATTTTCGTATATTCTGTTTTCTCTTATCAATAATGAGTCGTCATCTTCCCAAGTTTCTTCCCCATAAGGGTCAACATCCATATGTTTTAATCTCATTTCCTCTCTAATTTTTTTTCTATATTCTATTTTTTCAGGATCGGTTAATTCTAATAAATAATAATAAATATAGTAAGAAGAATTCGTAAAATCGATTCTGTCACAATCCCACAAGTGATTATTGAATCTTTCTGGAAATTTAACTGCCAATAATGGAGAATCACTCATTGATAGAATAATACCCACTTCACCATTAAAATAAATATCATCCATTTGTCCGTGGCAAATAACGGAATCACCTATTTGAAAATCATTAATTTCACTTTCATTTAAATGTTTGTAGTAATTTGAATTGTAGTCCATATCCCAATCTTCTTCACCGTAAGGATCAATATCCATGTATTTTAATCTCATTTCTTCTCGTTTCTTTCGTAGTTCAGATATCGGTTTTAATATATTTTTAGAAACAATATATGTATATCCAATACTATGAAATTTGACATCATAATGTATTCCTTTTATAACAACTCCATTTACAGTAGAAGATGTATTATTTGAGTGTTTATCGATTATTGTGCCTATTTGACCATTTAGATCAAGACCGCTTTGATTTCCTGTACAAATCACTTTATCTCCATTTTTAAAATCATAATCATTTTCGAAGTTCTCATTTAACCAATCTTCTTCGCCATAAGGATCAATATCCATATGTTTTAATCTTAATTGTTTTAATCTTTCTTCTTTTCGTTTTTGTTCTTTGGGATCTAATAAATCTAAACAATCTTCTGGAAAGTAATATGAAGATTCATTTAAAAAATAATAATTATTATCACGTTTTCTAATAGTGTAACTACGACCAATACAGTCTAACATATTCCGATCCCACCTATTTTTAACAACATGATTTTTTAATTTGTCATTAACAACAACCCTATCTCCTATGTTAAATTTATGATTCGAATTTTCGTTAACACTTTCACTTAACCAATCTTCTTCACCATAAGGATCAATATCCATATGTTTTAATCTCCTTTCCTCTCTAATTTTTTTTCTATATTCTATTTTTTCTGGATCAGCCAATTCTAATAAATGATAATCGATATAGTAAGAAGAATTCGTAATATCGATTCCGTTACAGTTCCATAAATGGTTATCAAATCTTTCTGGAAATTTAACTGAAGCATTGAAATGACGCAATGATATAATAATACCTATTTCACCTTTAAAATAGATATCATCCATTTGTCCGTTACAAATAACAGTATCACCTATTTGAAAATCTTCTATTTTACCTTCATTTAAATAGTGCATTGAATTGTAATCTTGATCAATCCAGTCTTCTTCACCATAAGGATCAATATCCATATGTTTTAATTTTACTTCTTCTTTTTTAATTTTTGATTCAATTTCTTTGTTTAAATTAAATAATTTTATTTCATCTTCTACGAACCATATGTTACCACAAAAATATTCAATGACTCTATAATCCGGTAATAAAAAGTTAACTAAACTAACTAAATAATAATTTACACCATCGTGTGTATTTATTGTTTTAATTACACCAATTTTATCTACAAGATTTTGTCTTCTATGTCCTTTTTTCACTATAACGACATCGCCAACTTTAAAATAATTTGAAAACTTTTTTATCATAATAGTAATATATATAAAAATTAAAATTTAAAAACACACTTATTATGGAAAAATCTGAAATAAAATTAATAAACGGTGATATATCAACATTAATAGAAGATCAATATACTAAAATATTAAGAAGCGAAAATTATAACTTTATATTTAATAAACAAACTGGATTTTTCGTTCGTTGGGGCAAAACAAAGGAAGATGACGGTGACATAAATCTGGGTCTTCCAGAATTAGTAGACATGGAAATATCCACATCATGTCACGGTATAGATAAACCTTGTAAATTTTGTTACAAATCAAATACTCCCAAAGGTGATTATATGTCATTTGAAACTTTTAAGAAAATATTTTCAAAACTCCCACCGAGTATAACACAATTGGCTGCCGGTATAGGAGATATTGACGGAAATCCCGATATGTGGAAAATATTTAACTATTGTAGGGAAAATGGAGTTATTCCAAATGTGACTATTAATGGAGCTAGAATGACGGATGAATTATTTGATAGATTAGCCTTAATGATGGGAGCTGTTGCTGTATCTTTATATGATAAGGATTTAACTTATACCGCTGTTGAAGAATTGACAAGAAGAGGATTAAAACAAACAAATATACATTTCCTGTTAAGCGAAGAAACATATGATAAAGCTATAGAAACATTGAATGATATTAAAATTGATGATAGATTAAAACATCTTAATGCTATAGTTTTTTTATCTCTTAAAACAAAAGGAAATGCTAAAAACGGTTTCACTCAATTAGGTCAAGAAAAATTCAATAATATTGTTAAATATTCACTCGATAATAATATATCGATTGGTTTTGATAGTTGTGGAAGTACTAAGTTTTTAAAATCGATTGAAGGACATAACAATTTTAAACAAATGGAAATGTTAGTAGAAAAATGTGAAGCTTCTCTTTATTCAAGTTATATATCAGTTAGTGGACATTATTACCCTTGTAGTTTTTGTGACGGTGTAGAAAATTGGGAAGAAGGCATAGACGTTTTAAATTGTGAAGATTTTTTAAAGGATGTTTGGTTTAACGAAAAAACATTAAATTTCAAAAAGAAATTATTAAATTGTAATCGAGATTGTCCAGTTTACATAATTTAAAAATGATAATTAATATATATAATAAAAAAAATCATGATGAAAACTTTTGAAATGTTTAATGACAGTACTAAAAAAGCTTATTTAGTCAAATTAACTGACGCTGATGGAGATGTTTGTGCATTCTTAATCGATGAAGAAACCGCTGAAAATATAGACAACGATATAGCTGTTAGTATACCAGGAACAAATCAAGTCCTAGACGGTGATTCGGATTCTTACGAAAGATGGTATGCTAAAATCAAAGACATAAATGAAATAATCGAAAATGCTAAAAATAATGGATATATAGTTGATTTAGATAATGAATTTGATTTTATACATTATTAAAACAAATGATTAAAAATATGAAAATAAGAAATGGATTTGTAAGTAACAGTAGTTCGTCTAGTTATATAATTAGAAAAGAAAATTTAACAAATGAACAAATTGATATGATTAAAGATCACATTAATTATTGTTGGAAATTAATAAACGATGACAATAAAAAAATTGCTTCATTTAGGAAATTTAATGAGGACGATCCATATGGTGAGGAAGAAAACCGGAAAAATGATGAAATAAATTATAGTAAAAAAACAACAATTGATAAATTAAAAGAAATGATGGGTGATAATACACCATATAGAATAACAAACACTGATAAATGGGATGTTATAGAAAAAGATAATGTAATTGAAACCTGTACAGATATGGACAATTTTCCTATGGATTGGTTTTTAACACAAATAGTAAAAGTAGATGAATCTGATATTATTTATAAAGAATATTAATAAAAAAAAAATTAAAAATATGAAAATAAGAAACGGTTTCGTGAGTAACAGTACTATTTTTTATGCTTTTTTTTAATTTGTTTATAAGTTCATCAATATATTCATAAGGTATAACTATTTTTCCCTTTTTTTATAGTTACTATAACCACCATGTTTTTCTTGATATAATTTTTGAATTTTATTTAAATTTGAAAAAATAAAATCTTCAACATTAAAATCTTCAGGAATCAATATCACATAAGTATTTATATGGGTGATAGTTACGAATTCTATTACACTATATCCGATATCATGTATGATTTATCAATATGTGGAATTGATACTGGTCCAGACGAAGGTATTATAACTTTTGTCAAAGAAAGAGATTTATTAAGAAAAATTAGAAATATTAAACAATTACCGGCTAATGATATAGATGAATTAAGAGAGAAAATGAAAAAAGAAAAAGAGGAATACGTTAGAAAAAAAGAAGAAAAAAGATCACATATCAAAAAAATAGACCCATACGAAGAGGAAGATTGGGAAAAATAAAATTTCGCTCATGAAAATTATTTACTTTTGTCTAAAACTTAAAGTGTTTAAAAGAAAATACCACCATTGATGGGTGGTATTTTAAAAAATTAGAATCTTTAGATGAAATAAATATTAAGGAATATATTAAATATGAATAATTATTTGAATCTATCTAATATTGGACTTATTATAGGATTTCTTACTATATCTTCTTTACCGAATTCTACAAAACCAATGCCTGCAATGCCTTGCAAATTATCATAGGCATATTTTAATCCAGATTCTTCTGGATTTTTAAATCTGTCTATTTGATTCAGATCTCCAGATAATATGAACTTTGAATTATATCCAATTCTTGTTAATAATGTTTTAATTCCTTTGATGGTCAAATTTTGTGTTTCGTCTCCGATAAGAACCGAATCACATATGTTTATGCCCCTCATATAAGACATATATAAAGGTTCTATTATTTTATTTTCGACTAATTTTTTTCTCGTTTCTTCTCCAATTATTCTATCCATCAAATAATATAAAGAATACAAATAAGGAAAGGTTTTCATATCAAGATCTCCTCTAAGATAACCAATAGATTCTTCACTTTCAATTATCGGAGTTATAATATAAATCTTTTCATATCCATTTTTAGAATCCCTTAATAAATCCAGAGCTTTAGCGACTGACAGATAACTTTTACCTACGCCTGAATCCCCTATACATATTGTGATTTCATTTTCATCTATTGTTTTAATAAACTCTTTTTGTTTTTGATTTTTACATTTTAAATTAACTCTTTTAAGTAATGTCTCTGTGAACTGTTTTTTAGTGAAAATAACATCATTGGTCATTTTTCTGGTGTTGTAAATAGCTTCAATTACTTCATCATCGGCATTGAGTACCGATAACATATTGTTCTTTCGTTTACTCATAATAGTTGATGTTTTTTTGTTCGCAACAAAAAAACCAGACTTATCTCTTGTTGAAATGTCGTCCGGCTTTTTTTTGTTGAATAAAGTACGTTTAATCATACGAAATTATATATTAATTTTTTTTTCACTTTTTTTGTTAAAATTGTCTGATTTTATAAGAAAATTTGGATATAATTCAATAGCCACTGGTCATTATACATTGGTTAAAAAAGAATTAAAAAGAAGAAATATTGATATACCATCTTTTGAATATTTTCAAAAATATAATAATTTTAAAAGAAAAAGAGGTGTAGATGAATTATTCATATATGATACTGATACTCATAGAGGATATTTGAAAAAAAGAATTATAGAAGACGATTTAATAGATTATAAGTGTAAAAATTGTGGAATATCTGGGGAGTGGAATGGAAAAAAATTAATTCTTCAGTTGGAACACATAAACGGTGATGCGTGTGATAATAGATTAGATAATTTATGCTTTCTTTGTCCTAATTGTCATTCACAAACTGATAGCTATAATAGAAAAAAAATAAATAAAATTAAAAAAATAAAATATTGTGAGTGCGGAAAAAAGATATCTAACGGTGCTTTTATGTGTGTTGATTGTAATTCCAAGACTAATAGAGTGGTCGATAGACCAACACACGAAGATTTAAAAAAAGAAATTGAAGAAACATCGCAAAACAAAGTGGCTAAAAAATATAATGTTTCTTGGAAAACTATAAGAAAGTGTTGAAAAATTATGAAAAGTTAGACGGATAGATGGGATTCGAACCCATGTTCGTGGAGTTAGAGGCCGCCGCTCTGACCAGACTGAGCTACTATCCGATTATTATTAAATTTTTTTTAAAAACCATCTTGATCTTGTTGCCAGTTCCTCGTGCGAAACGAATTCGCTGTCCTATTGGTTCTGTGCTCTCAATTTCAAGCTTTTTGGAACAAGATCAAGTGGTTTTTCTAATCATTTCACAAAGTTAAAAATAA